GTTATTGGTTAACGGCATTCTCAATGCCGGCTGAGATCAGTCTCAGCGTCCGGCCTGGTGGGGGCCTAATCCCACCGACCGCTCTAGAGTTGGATCCAACTCTTCCGGAGGCGTTTCGCCACCGGCGCTTCAGGGTCCCTGAAGGATGGTCACCGAAACAGGTGTCCAAGAGGGTTGAATCCAACCCTATCACAGACTTATGTCTGAGATTGGCCACGGTTGACCGTGGCCCAAACAATAATTATTGTTTTGATCCCAAGAAACTCGGGATGTCGGTTAGTTCCTCTAACCGCCTCTCAATGATGATTGGGAGATATGTGGGACGTCCCACATATAATCGGATGCTTTGCGCGTCCGCTCGACAATGGAAGTTTGTCGAAGAATGTTGGATTGCCAACATGCATACGGTTTTACTAAACCGTGAGTTCGATCCTTTGGCAAGGGATCGTTCCCTCTTCCGAAAGATTCGGAAGTATAAAATCTGGTTCGTCAGATTTTTCTTCGCAGGCAACCTGCGGAGCTTCACGACCAAGGCCGGGAAGAAACTTCGGAAATTTATTCCGAAGAACTTTGAACGCGGGTTAACCGCGCTCAAATCCATTGCAGGTAACCTGCAATGGGCCGCACTTAGCGACATGAAGGAGGTGAATGCACCTCCTAAACCCGTCCCATTCTGGAAGGGGTGGCATTCCGAAAGGAATGCACTCGAACTGGTTTGGTTCGGTGGCCACTTGGAAAAGTGGTCCAGGTCGCTAATGGACCTCAAGTTCACGGATCGTGAACTCACGAATTTGGCTCAAATTCGTACCTTCGGTCGGGCTCTTCCATGCCCGACGAAGACTCTCTGTCGAGAGGCCTTTGCCACACAGGTAAAGGTTCTAATGACTGAAAAGTCATTAGATCCACAGGTTAAAACTGTGGTTGAGGCGTTTGCCGACCGTCTCGGCCAACGTCTCTCCGTGCGCGAAATGCCCACGGCCACTCACGTTTCTGTGAGTGTTTCTGGATGCTTCGAACGCAGCCAGAAAGACAACGGGTTTGCCGCCGAAGTCTCATCGTGGATACACGATATAGATGTCACCATTGGTGATATCTTGGTCCATAATCACTATGGGCCCGGTTCCCTTCCGGAATCGATTTTAGACCTGATTGATTCAGGTCTAAACATCGGCCATTTCGTCGATGTTTACGGGGATAAGTTATTTCCCCGTCCGCCATCATTTTACAAGATGGCGCGTTCCTTCTCTCGAAGGAAGCAAGAGCCACCTCGGCTCTTAGACTACCTTTTTGGTGGTCTCGGTTTATCAACCAAGAAACGGTTGGTATCGTCTCAGATTTCCGGAGACGTATTGCCGAGTTCCCTCGGCAGGATAGTCGTCTGGCTATCCACTTGTCTTGCTGAAAAGCAAGGCTTTTTCCAGACCGAGAAATCCGTAAGGGTTTCCCCGGCCTGTTACTTTGAGATTAACTCAAAGTTTTATCCTGTGTATACACAGGATCAGATGAAGTATCATCTGTTTTATACTCCAGTGGAGTATCCCAAGGTGAAGCTTGATTGCCTCGCCGAGCCTGGGGCCAAAACCAGACCCCTCGGGAAAAACCAGGCTTGGTTCACCTTGGTCACGAGAGCCATGAGATTCATGGCTGAGCCCATCGTAGCGCGAGACGGTCGCGCCCGTATTGGACTGCGCTCCACAAATAAAATGTGGAGTTTCCTCAAGTTTTTGAGGAAAATCTCCGGGGAATTTCCCGGAGATATAGTCTGTCAGAGCTCGGATTATGCATCCGCGACAGACTATATTTGTTTCGATTTAATCGAAGCAATTTGGGGGGGATTTTGCAAGTCCCTCCCAAAGACCCATCCTTTCTGGGTCTTTTACAAGTTGATCACTTGTAATAGGGCAATGTATTGCCCTTCCAAGTTTAATAAACTTGGTTTGTTCCAAGATGGAGCATTGAACCTGTGTGGTTCATTTATGGGGGAACCCATAAGTTTCCTCACGCTGACTCTTGTCAACATTTTGGCCGAGGAAATCTCTGCTCACTATTACTTGAGCAGTGGCCCCCTTTGGGGACCTGCAACTGCACCCGACCTCGTCGGGGACCCTTGTTGCATTTGTGGCGATGATCTCGCCGCATTACGCCGCGATCTGCGGCGTGCTATGCTATTCAAAGAAGTAGCATCAGCCATGGGGATGAAATTCTCATGGAAAGACGGCGTCTCTCGCCGTCTTCTGATCTTCTGTGAAGATCATACTCTCATCGAGAGAGTCAAGACCGGCTGGAAGCCGGTCTATATAGACGTGGTTAAATCACGTCTCCTAACCACTATGGCTAGGGAACACTCCGAAAATCGGAGTTCCATCCTCGGAAAAGGGAGGATGCTTAGTAATCAATTAGATTACTTTGAGGATAAATTCCTCAAGATAGCCATTCTTGGCTATTTCGCTAGAATTTTCCAGCGAGCCTATAACTATTCGGTTATAGGAAAGGTAAAGTTCCCTCTTTACCTTCCCCCAAGCCTTGGGGGACTTGGACTACCAATCCAAGAAGAACTCCTACCGGAGTTCATGTGGCCGTACATTGGCTACGTTCTAACCGTCCTTGCCGGGGACGATTATTTCGCCAAGTACTGCGAAATTCAGAGCTTATCTGCTCTGAACTCTCGTGTCAAACATGGACTTTCTGTCCTTGACACGAACGTACTCCGTAAGGAGTGCGGCCGTTATAAGTTCAATAACGGTAATGGCGTTAAGCCTAACGTCATATATAACGATGAATTCGTTATAACACTTCTTACTGAAGTGTATGGGGTGGAAGTTCCGCCCGACCCTTACACCAGGTCTTGGGACTATGACAGTCTCAAAAACGAGGCCGCAAGGGTAGGCTTTACCCCCTTCTCTGCGCTAGCAGAGGAAGTTGAGAGGATTCTCAACTTCCACGGGTTTTTCACCCGTGGCTTGGTTAAAGAACCAAGAACGTTCAACAAGTGGTTGAACGACTCCAAAAGATTTTGGAGAACGAGAATAACTTCTCGTAACCGCGATGAACTCGCGGCCTATGGTAGGAAGAACTTTTCTACCATTTCGGCACTAGATAGGGCCGCAACCAGAGCATTCTCTGGTTGGATTTACCTCGGCGAATCCGACGAGGGCTTCAACTTAGTGAACTCAGGTCCATCGTTGAAGTTATGTTTTGGGAAATCCAAAACATATGATGGCTCGCGGTTCTCCGCGAACCGAACCTTAGTTACCTAAGGTTGAACTCTCTTGGGAGTTCTTTCCGCTGACAGGCGGAGGTCGTTCGGATTGAGACCCGAAGGC